CTTCTTCAGGAAGAATCTTTTTACTGCGTTCAGAATTCTTGCCTTTATCGAATTTCCCATTGCGTTCAATCACTTTTGTGTTATTCATCGATATCAGCGTGTATTTACAGTTCTTGCCATTGAAAATGACTTTCGGAAAACGTGGATCTTCGGCTTTGAGGATATTCATCCAGAGCAGGTATTTGTCATGCTGCGGCGGTTCCATCCCGCTGTGTGATTTGGGAATCACTGCCCAGCCTTTAGATTTGAATTGTGCAATTGCCTGGTTGTTGTATGAAAGCGAATTTTTGACGTTGGGTTGCCGGTGGTCGCCATATTTATCGCGGAAGTAAATGACTTGTTTTGTGGGGTGATTTTTATAGTACTCGCAAAACTGATCCACCAGGTCGGTAATCATCACCTTGTTAATTTCCTGTGGCTTATTAAAAAACTCGTTGATAAAACAATCGCAGGGTTCGACTATTTTTGTGGCGAAGTTATAGTTCCGCTCCTGCCCTACTGAAAACAAGTTCAGTTTTGAGCCCCAATCGGGAACCACTTCTAAGGCCCGCGATGGGTCGCAGTCAAGGTCGAACTGGCAATTGGCCGGGTTCATTGTTGAAATATCATATTCAGAATCGGTGGCCAGGGTGCGGATAAAATCATCGTTGTAGGCATCGTAGTAAATGTGTTTTTGTGAATCGAGGTGGTAATAGCAATCTTCCACTTTATCGATAATCCAGTTCAGGATTTCGATAAGGAAAGTAAGCATGGATTGCTTTTCGTATTCGCGAAGGATGTAACTGAACCCGAGATTTTGCAAGTTGTCGAAAGCGTTTGCCAGCACAAAGAGAACGCCGGATTTTGAAATAAACGGTGTGATTTGTTTCTTCAGGCGAACGATTTCATTCCAGATATCCTTGAACAGTTTTCCATCGCTGGAATGTTTTGCTTCGATTAACTGTATTTGCATTTTAACAATGCGGTTCCAGATATCGAAAAGGAAAATCCCTGCTTCCTGCTGGTAGTAATTGCCGTAATCAAGCAGCCATTTTTGATCCTGGGCATAAGGCATTGAAGAAACATAGCGGAAACCATGATGCTGCGGAACCGGGATGCTGCTTAATTTTCCAAAATGCTCTTCGTTGCCACGGTTGGCGGGTGACACTTCCTGATCGTATCGTTCCTTGTGCAAGGTGATGGCTTCGTCCACAATTTCGCGATCGATGTTCGGCCCACGGGCTGAACCTTCGCGCTCCTGGGAGAGCAAAAGGAAACCGGTGCCATTGGAAAAGGAAATGAAATTATCATATTTGGTGATAGTTTCATAAGGTTTTTTCCACCCTGCAGGTGGAGTTTTTCCAATGCAGTAATCTTTATCTTTTTCATAGCCGAGTATCTCAAGGAATTTGAGAGACGATGGCAGTGTACGTGTGTAAATCTGTCCGAAAGTACGGCCGGTGATGGCGGTAACGGACCGGGGCATGGTTCTTACAATCTGGTTTATCTCCCACCCAATTTTGTACGATTTACCGGTTCCCCTGCCCTCGATGTTTACTTCATTGGGCGCGTTGTGAAAAACGGAAAGTAACTGTGGTTTGTTAAGATGAACGGAATTAATTATCATGAGTTCATAATTTCGGCAGCGCCCTGTTCGTCAATTTCATCATCGGAAAGCAACGCCCTGGTTAAATCCTGAACCGTGTTCAGTGGAAGTTTATGGAGTGTGTTCAAATCCAGTTTTACATTTTTGTTTTTGATATTGACCATGATGTAAAAGCTGTGTTTTTCGTTTCTCTGCGGGTCAACCGGTTCATCGGGGCGTTTACCAAGTATTCTTCCCAGGTTGGCATGTTCCATGGCAATGATTTTGCGATCGGACGAAAGGCCGCTGTTTCTGCATTTTTCGATATTCGCGGTGATATCGCCCAATGTCCATGAAAGCCAGAAATCATAATCGAAATCCTGCCAGTTGTTAAAAAGCTTACGGGCCAGTGACAAATCGTTATAAGCTGTTCGTTCTGAAATATCGGGATATAAAACACGATGGTATTTGAGTGCATTTTTACCGATTGGGTGTTTATCGAGCAATTTGCAAAGCGAAACTGCCCGGTTAAGCATGTTTTGATATTCTGGTTCAAGCTGCGAATTTTCGGGATCAAGAATATGAGCCCTGATAATTTCAGCCGGTTGATTTTCGAGTGAAAGTTTGCTCATAATTTTGATTGGTTATAATATTGAATCATGGTTGTTTGAGCAGGATTACTACCGTTGAGCGCTGCCATTTTAATGGCAGTGCGAAGTTCGGTTTCGGTGGTAAGCCTGCCTTTGTGATAAGCTTTGAAAAATGGGTGTGTGTTGTTGTATTGGATGATATCCCTGAAATCTTCCTGGTCAAGTGGTTCAATTTCAAGGGCAATCATAATATCATCGATGGAATAAAATAGCGAAGCTAATGATTCCAATTCTTCAAGCTGTTCCTCTGAGAAATTCATTTTCGAGTGCGTTTTTATCGAAGTTAAAAGTTTCAACATCGGTGAATATGGTACCGCGTTCCATTTTTGGGTTGTCAGTGGCATTCTGGCTGGTGACCACCGAGATATTCCAATTGTCGTTCCAGAGCAGCGCGACTTTGGCGTGAATGGAACTGCACCGGTAATCAAAAGCTGTTGAAAGCATCTGAAACGGAATTGGGCTCATGGTTTTAACGCGGTTATCGACGATAACCCGGAAAGAAGTGATTAAACCTTTTTGCCGGTAGTTAAGAAGCTGCTCGATGCTCGTTTGTGAAAACGAGTAAGAGGTCATAAAGATGCTGGCCGGGCCGGTTTGTTTTAAGAGGTGTGCCATCAGGCGCACCAGGTTAAAGTTTCCGTAACTGTAATAGTGGGTGGTTTTTCCGTTCTGAAGCTGGCCGATGGATTTAATGAGCGTTTTGCTTTTATCATCGGCAAATTCTCCCGGAATCCGTTCGGAAACATTGACTTCGGGTTGCTGCATCTTGTCGGTGGTGACCTCTGCTGCAGCAGCAACTTTTGAAATGATATGTTTTGAGTTAATCAGCATTTTCCATTTTTTCCAGTAATGCGAGAGTTTCATTAAGTTTAATTTCGCGAAGCTTCATTCTTAACTCTATCGCTTTTCTTTTTGAATTCTGAGGCATTGGGTTTTCTTTTTCGGCTTTGGTACGTTGCTGGTACAGCAAGCGGAAGCCATCTTTGGACTGTTCGCTTTTAAGATTCCACATCAGTTTTTTCAATTCCGGATATGTTTTGGGTTCCTCCGGTTCTTGTGTCTTTTCAGGTGGCCAGATTTCTGTTTCTTCAGGAATAGTGCCGGCATTTTCATACTTTTCAAGAAATCCGAAATAAAATTCAAGTTGTTTTGAAATTGTTTTGATTTCACTGAGGAAGCCTGAACGCAATTCATTGTTTTTGTCGGTATTGGTTTGCTCTACGTTGCGCATATTTTTATGCAGCTCACTTCTTTTATTGTAGAGATTTGAGTACTCGTATTTCAGGCGACGGATTACACGGGGGTATTGATTTTCATCTCCGCTCTTTTTTCTCTGTTCTGACGGAAAAGAAGTTTCCGAAGGAATGTTCTTTTCTTCTTCGACATTTTCCCCGGGAGGAATGTCTGCAAGACTTTCCTTTTCATCCTGCCTGGTTTTATCAAGCACTACATCATCAGGCATGTTCAGCCAATTGAGCTGAACCGCTTTGGTAACTTCGTAATACAGCTTTTTAACCGATGGCTGGAATCTTTCTTTCCCGTGTTTTGAAAGCGTGTTGATGATGGTTTTATTTTTGCAGTACCTGGAAAGCAGTTCGATTCCGGAACGGTAATCCCTGCGACCATACCACCATGCAATAACTTCGTTTTGTGCGTTATTCATAATTCACGTGTGATTTGCATTAATTTATAATTGAGTTTTGTTCTGAGGAATTCTGTTTCTCTTTCCAAAAACAGTTGCGACAGGTGTTTGTGTTTGAAATATTTCTTAAAAATGGTGGCTCCTTCCTGATAGGGTTTACCATTTTTAATCCAGAAATAAACATCAAAAATTTTGTCAATGGAGCGATCGGCTTCGTATTTACATTTGTTGGGGAACCGGTCGATAAGCCACCATTTCAGTGAATCGTTCAATCCCTGGTCATTGTAACCGATGAAATTGATATTTAACGATTTGGCATTTATTTCAGTGAGTGTGTGGAATTTAAAAAACACTTTTTTCTGGTGAAGTATGGGAATGGCAGGCAGTTCCAGGCTGTTTCCATACAGGCTGCGAAAAGTATAACCGATATCGCTGGCATAATCAAACTGTTCCATCACCGAGATAAAACTGTGTTTATTCATCAGCATTGGGGCGTGATAATCATATTGCATGGTTGTCATGCCGCGGGCTTTGAGTTCGTCGAAAGTTCTTTTCAGCCGGTGCCTGTAAAATTGGGTAACCCAATAGGAAGGTGGCTGGGCAGCCATATCTCCTTTGTGCAGCCATTTGATTTGGTTGGCAGCGATGGGCTGGTTGATGTTGAAATCATCATTCATAAAAAGAAAGTTTTCTGATAAATCTGCCCGGTTGCAAACGGTCAGCAATTTGTGTGTCATGTTTCCATCGGCGTTGATTGCCGGATCGAAGATATCGGCACAGGGAACATGGATACAGTTTTTCACGAAATCCGGAAATTCGCCCACGATGAAAATCTGCCTCACGTTTGAAAGGTTTTTGCTTACACTTCTGAAGCTGAAACGGATTTCGTTATCCTGCCACCGGCTTCCTTTTCCCAGCACATAAACCAGGTCTGTCAGTTCCTTTTTCATGGTTCCTTGATTAGAATTGATTTGTCATTTTCACCGTTTTTCATCCGGTAGTAGTGAAGCAGGTACATGCCTTTCATCAGGTAGGTTTTCATTCCGGCTTTACGGACAGCTTTACTGATTCGTGTGTCAACACCAAGGATATTTTTATCCGCTGTCCATTCCCTGACCTGTTCACGAATCAGCAGCCATGTTGATTTTTTCATGAGCATGAGATAACCCAAAGCATTGAGTTCGGCCAGGTCAACTACTTTGTCATGATGTGCAGCATAAATCTGTTCTGCTTTTGTGCGGTGGTAAATCAGTGATGGGTTGTTCATGTCAGCACCAGGCCATCGCAGTTCAGGCCGGCTTGTGCGGCTGGCATAGCAGGTAAACAATCCGGTGTCCGGGTATTGGTCAATATAGTATTGCATCTGGTGTCCGAAATCGGAAAGCAGGAAAAGTGTGTCACCATCCATCATGCAAACCCAATCGGAAGGATCTTGCACGAGATTCATATAATCGTCCCAGGCATCGAAAAGTTTTTTGTTAAAGGAATAAGGAGTAAAAAAATAGATCATTTGTGTAAATTATTTGTGCAAAGTAGGTGCAGGAAAATTTTACACAAAAGGACAACACAAAAGCAAATATTACTGACATGGTGCTGTGTTCAGGCTTGCAGGGGGTGTAGAATTCGTCCCTTTCGGTTCCGGAAAAACGGCTAAAATTTGACTGGTAATCAAATTTTGGCCGTTTTTCCGGAAAAAAAACCGGAAGGGGCAGCGTTTTTTTTGTGCACTTTTTTTTTCAAAAAAAAGCGTCTTTGCTGCAAAAATACGATTGCAACGGATTTTTGCGCAAATCACATTCGCACAGTGTTTTAACTGTGTGAATTGTGCCGGCGAAGCCGAAAAAAGCGATAGCACCCCGACCCGCCCCACCAAAGAAACACAAAAACACACAAAATAAACGTTTAAATATGACAGCCACCACAGCGCACCACAGATCAACTTTTGCACACACCATGCACCACAGCGCACACCATTTATCCCACTTCTGACAGCCACCACAGCACACCACCTATC